AATACACCCATCTTACGAAACCATTTCATTACATCTATCTCAAAGGCTGCACCCTTGCGTCTATTATAGGTTGGGTTAGGCATCTAACTTCACTTTGTTTACCTTAAATATCCGTTGACCATCTTCTTCAACTACCTCTATAAGTCCTGCCTGGATAAGTAAACTAGCAAAGGAAGCAAAGTCAGTCTCTAACTGTGCAATCTTTTTCTTTAAGTATGTTATCTCTGTGTTAGCCAAACTTCTTCACCGCCTCATCTATGCCCTGCTCTAATGTAATCTTTGGAGTGTAGAACTCTAGCATCTTTGTAGCATCAGCAACCCTATACATACAACCGACAGGCTTATCAGGATTAGTTTTAATCTCTGGTGTATAACCAACTGCTTGACTAGTTAAGCTTGCTAACTCTAAGAAGGATGTAGATCTACCGGTACCTAAGTTTGTAGCACCAACAACATTCTCTCTTACTGCTGTAAGTACAGCACTGACCACATCTTTCATATGAATAAAGTCTCGTGTTTGTTTACCTGTTCCCCATACTTCAAAAGGATCGTTGCGTTCTACCGCTCTCTTAACGTACATAGGGAAGGGATAAGTTAGATCCTGGTCCCATCCATACCCAGAAAAAGGCCTAAAAATGTGGACATTTGGGACAAATTGGGACAGATATTCACCAACTAACTTGCTCCAACCGTATGTCATATCAGGTCCGTTAGGATGTTTAAGGTTGATATCAAACTCTTTTAATCTTGTATCTCGGTTGATCTGTAAATCAATTGGATAAGCTGCTGATGATGAGAAGTAAACTATCTTTCTAGGCTTAGTCTTTAAACACCATTGGAAAAACTCTGAGTCAATAGATAAGTTATCAGCTACTGCAAGTGGTCTACCCTCTATAGATTCTCTGCCACCTACGATAGCGGCAAGGTGAATAACTAAATCGTATTGAGTATCATCTCTTTTAAATAGATCTCTACAATCTAAACCATCCTTGATATCAGCACCGGTGATATTAACATTAGGTAGTTCAGATAACTCTTCAGTAAAATACTTACCAACAAATCCTTTATTTCCGGTGATTAAGATCTTCATCTGTTCCCCAATCGTAGATATATTTAACGTGACCTGATAGTTGTAATGACATCTCAAGGTCTGCCCTATAAACAAAGACATCATTCTCATCTAACGCTGCTCCAATATGGCATACAGTGTTAATCTTCTTACGAGGTATAATAGTTTTCTTGCTAGGTTCTGATGGTTGATAGTTGTAGTAAAGGTCGTGAACTAAACAGTTACCTGCTATCTGCGGATAGATCTGACTAGATAAGAACTCTTGGTCTTGCATATATGTATCTCGTAACGGTGTCTCACTCCATAGCTTCTCAAAGAAGTGCATATCTTTATTCTTACAAGCGAACATACCAGCAGAGATAAGATACCCGTGACCTGTTGGGTGATCTCTAATGATATGGAAACCGTATGGTGAATCTAAGAACTCTTGATGTGCTAACACCTCTCGGTAAGATAAGCGGGCATCAGCATCTCTTGATAGAACTACATCAACAGTTGGATCTAGGACTGCTCTAAATCTCCACATCCTAGCCAAACTATCTTCCCGTTCATCTACTCTTATTATCTCTACGTTGGGAAACAACTCTAGGGTAGAACGACACCAGGTTGGTACAGAATTTCCTACATAAAAGCGCACCGTAAAGCCAGGAAAGAATCGCTGTGCTAACTGTGCGTTCTTTATAGCACCAATTAAAAACTTAAGTTGTTGGCCATAAAGAGAATAGGAGATTACTTGTTTCATTTGATACCTATTAACTCCTTGAACTTAGCAAGATCTGCCTGATAATCTTCATCAACATAACGGCGAAACTCTATGCCATCTGCACTAGATATATCAGGAGCGTTAGCCTCAAGATAGCCAGCGTCTGCGTGAGATTTACCAGCAAGGAAATGTAGGTGTTCAATAATTACATCATCAAAGTACCAGATAGCATTAAGGTCCATACCAAGTAACATCCAAAAGTTATCCATAAACAAATGAACTAACTTAGGTGGTGCCATAAAGCCAAAGCTCTTGATGATATTAGTGCTCATCATTACTGCAGTGGCAAGGTTCTTACCTTGGAATAGATCATTGCCATAGGCAACACCGTATCCCTTAGATGCTATAGCACCGGATAAGAAGTGATCCCATTGCAGGGTCTGTGGTAGGTGATCATCACCCATAAAGAATATAGTTTCATATTTATCTGCATACTTATTAGCTACCAGATTAAGTGTGCCATTCATTCTAAGTCTTGGGTTTACCTCATAGATAACCCCGTCTAATCTTGGATATAGATCTGCTTGGTCATCATCTATCGCCACACATATATCTGAAATGATGCTAGTCTCTTTTAAGAATTTAACAGCACGATCTATTGAGTCAGGTCTGCTTCTTGATGGAACGATTACCAGGTTAGTATTCATAGTGTCCTAATGTAGTATGGATTGTTGGTCAAATCTTTTACTTATATGTGGTGATTCCCCTACCTCTGTTATCTGACAGTTAGCGTAATCAACTGACAAAGGAATAGAGATAGAACCATCTGCTGCGTGTGGACCGAATCGGTTCTTAACTGCAGCAATTCTCATCTGCTTATTAAATGGATCGTAACCCATAGTTGCAATAAGACTTGGTAGTTGTGATACCTTACCGTGAATAGCCCTACGAGCTGGTGGATTCATACCTGAACCATACTCACTCTGCTCTGATACGTGATGAAGAACTAATACACAAGCCTCAGTCTGACGAGCCATATCGTGCAACTCCATCATAATTGCTCTAAGTCCTGCCCATTCATTATCAGTTTCAGCGGCTATATTCATAAGGTTATCTATAACTATTAGTTGAGGAGCAGCACCGTATAACTCTATGTATGCCTTGATCTCACTCTCAATATCATCTAAAGATGGTGAAGAATCAAAGACCCATTGGATGTTACTCATCTTCTCAAAGTACTTGTCATAGTACTGGCTTCTCATATTAAGGTTTGTCTCAACCGTTAATTGTGAATGGCCTGATAAATGAGATGCTGCCCTCATCATTACAGTTGTAGTGTCAGTATCTGCTGAGAAAAATAGAGTTCTTACATTTGCTTTTAAAGCATAAATCAGAGCGAACATAGACTTGCCCACATTGGGTGCTGCTGCAACCATACAAACTTGTCCTCGTCTAAACCTAATCTGTGCCTGTTGTAATGAAGGCCACACATCAGGTAGGGGCGTAGCTTTTGTAGTTACTCCACCCCACGCTCTGCTTAAACTAAGCAACGTATTCCTCTCGCAATTTTATATTTAATTTGGCTCGTAGACTTCTTCGATCACGTTCACTCGAAGCGCCCCAAATACCGTATCTTTCATTATTTAATGCCCACTCAAAACATTCAGTAAGGTGTGGGCATCTATTGCATATTCTCTTAGCATTAGCTGCTTGATCATTTGCACCGGTCTCAGGGAAAAACAGTTCTGTATCTACTTCAGAACATAACGGGTTCTCGAACTCTCTAGGAACCCGCATAGGTTATCTAACCCAGACGGTATCGCACTTATCTGTAGCACCCTTTGGAGCGTTACACATCCAACCCTTCCAAGGACCCTTAGCGCCTTGGCCAGTTCGGTAGTTCATTCCTCCGTGCTTACAAGTTGGTGCATCACCGTTAATTGGTGCTGCTCCTAGTGCTTTAGCTGCGTAAGCAACTGTTGCATTAGCAGATGCTGATTCATTTAGTGAAGCAGCTACTGATGAGATCAGAGTAGATAGGTCCTGAATTTGTGTCAGTTGTCCTTCTAGGTCTGCATTGTTCTTGGCATAAACATTTACAAGTGTTCCATCTTTTAGTTTGAAGTTAACTTGTAGTTGTGTGTCGCTATTTGAAGCGGCCATTATTTTCCTCCAGTTGATTTGACAGAGATACGGGCGGTCTCTTGTCCTTGTTTGTATGGTACGAAGCCGAGAAGTTTTTCTACCTCATCAGCGTCTACTCGCTTAGGTCCTGCCACCGTAGTCCAAACGATTTGAACTCCGCTATGTGTAGTCCCAGCGAATCCTTCTAGTGATGTTCTTATTGATTCTTTAGTAGCTGATAACTTCTTAATCTCTTCATCAAGTTGTAAGTACAACAGCGCATTTTTATCGGCATCGGGATCATCAATCACCACCTCTGCCTCTTTGATACGTTCTTTTTTTAAGCCAACGCAACCCATCTCACCGGTGGCATCGTAGTATTTACAATAGAACTTACAGTAATTCTCATCCTTCTCAGGCTCTGGTACCTCTGCTGATTCTTTGATAGCAGATAACCAGTTCATTGCTTCTTCAGCAATTTTAGGATCATAGATTTCAGTATGAACCTTTACATCACGCTCATCACCATCACGGGCGATGGCTACAAGATTTACGTTTCGGGGCTTCCCCTTCCCCGACTTTTCAAGCAAGTAGCCATACACCTGCACCTGCCACCGCTGTTGTTGCGATGGAAAATAGGAAAGGTTTTTAACCTTAACAGTTTTCCAATCTACAACATCACCAGTTTCAGGAATCCATAGGTCGATGTGTGCTTTCATTCCGTTGTACTCGACCTCTGTTTCAACAACATACTTCTCACCAGTTGGGTCAGCAATAGCCAACGCCTTCTCAATCTCAGCGTGGATCGCAGTACCCATAATGGCAGAGAGCTTTAACTCATTGTCATTAGTTTCAGGTTGGTCATTAAGACGATACCAAACCTTACGGCGGCATCCTCCTAACTCAGACGGTCCAACCTGCTTTTGTGTACTGCGACTACGGGCCGCATCTTTGTTCCTTAAAATATCTATAAGTAAATCTTTTGGATTAGTCATTACAAACCCCACTTAATAAAACACTCTAAAATAAATTTATACATTTCTAAATCTAATAGGTACCACTGTAACTGCCAATATATCTCTCTCATTTTACCTTCCTTTTTTGCACGGCTATTTGTATCGGAGGACAGGTGTTGATGTCAAGTAGGGATGCTACCTCAACCGCCTTCTGTGCCAACTCTGCTGCCTCATCTTGTATTAAGAAACGATCACTTCGTTTAGAGTACATAAACCCTAAAGCGAATTGACCACCAGAACCAATACCGTAGTAGTTAGCTTCGGATTGGATGAAGGACATATCAGATGCGATGTGGAATATGAATCCGTTAAAGGCAATGAGGTAATCAAAGCCAGCGTCTTTGTCTTTCTCATTATCATTCCAAGCGTACCCATTATCGGTAAAGGTCTTGATGATAGATGGGATAACTCTCTTACCCATAAACTGTACCGGATCATAACTAATTTTATAAGATGGTGGATTCCAGTTATAAGTTAAGATATCACCAGGCCTAGTATCACCAGTAATCGCAAGAAGGTACTGACCCTTCTCAATTATCTTAGGAGTCTTTAAAGAAATAGTTCGTAAATTATCTTCAGTGATTTGAGAATCAGCAGCTAAGATACAAAATGTTTTACCTTGCACTCCGACGACAGTGGTCAAAGTTCCCTCCTTATGTCTTGAGATAAAGATACCATATAGTGAAATGCGACACGCCGTGAAGTCCAGATTCTCTCACCGGAGGAGTAAGTGGGATTATACTACGAGCGATAGCGAGTTAAAAAACAGCAGCCCTCACGGGCTGTGATGAGTGAGGATACAGGATGTTCCGTCTACCAACTCTGCGAAAAAACAGAAATAAATTACCACCAAAGTTTGGTTCAGATCTGCGCTCATTAGGACCACTTCATACCTGTCCTTGTGGTTCCACTCTATTCACTGTGTTAGTTCAGTTTGATGATTACGAGATCTGCTGGTATTACTTAGATGCAACCTGTGCTAACTGCGGTAACCTGGTATGTGTACCTTGTCCCGCTGACAAAATGTAGGCACAAAAAAAGAAGGGCGCAGTTAAGCGCCCCTCTATATTGCCTCGCATCAATAAAACTATTTAGCTCCTAGACCGTATTCTTCCTCGGTCTTGTCAGCCCACTTTGCAAGTGGTCCTGCGATAGATCCGATTAGGATCGCATACTCTGGTGCTAGGTCAGCAGCTAGTGCTAGACCCATAGTTACTGCTGAGGCAATTACAGCTCTAAGATAAGACTTAACTGCAGCCTTAGTCTTTTTGCTCTTTAACTTAGCAATTAGATCTTTCATTTATTTCTCCTGTTTCTTTTTAGGTAACAGTCTAGGAAGTTTTATCTTCTTAGGTATCTTACCCATCCAACTAAACCAGTTGGAATCATCGTTAGCGTACTTATCCTTTATGGATATATGTAAATGTTTATTATGTGGATTACTTCCCTTATAAACTCTTTCACCATCTTCTTGATTCCAAATCTTACCTTTAAATATTAGATACTTAACTCTATTATCTAACTGTAATCTTTCATATATATCTTGACAATCAACCCCATTAGCGGGGTCGTGAGTTAAATCTACTGCTAGTCCTGTATTGTGATCTGAGTTAGGACTTTGTTTAATGTGTGCCGATGAAGGCAAGAGTCCGTCTGAGGCTTTCTTGCGCTTGGGCCACAGCGCTGTCGCTTGTCTTAGTACTGCTACTGCAGCAGGTGTCGCTCTCTTTACAACAGGTTTCATTAGACATCCTTTATTCCTTTATCCATTAATAGTAAATGTAATGCTTTGACTTTGTCTGGTCTAAATCCTGACCAGTGGAAATTGTTATATACAACTACTGGTGCTTGTTTATATCCTAGTTCTGCTATCTTTTCAGAGGCTTCTTTATCTTCACTTAAATCTACTGTTGAGTATTTTACATTATGTCTATCTAAATATTTCTTAGTCATATCACACTGCACACACTCTGGTAATGTATAAACTATTACTGCCATACTAGCCCCCTTATTGTTTTTTGATAAGTATACTGATTATCTCCTCAACTTGTCTCTCTAATCTATCGACGGAATCACGCAAACTTGAGCCACCATTCGGGCGAAGTTCAGATAGATAGTGCTTTACGAGGTGTCTAACCCCCATTGCCGCCGCTCCAATAAGGGTTGTAACGGATACGGCTATGGCAGCCCAATCGCTAGGAGACATAGTTATACCTTTCGAATTGTAATCAGAAGCACTCCTCCGTAACCGGAGTAACGCTTGTCAGTAGGTGTTCGGTTAATAAAGTCTTGCTCTTCGATTAGCCCTAGGTAGGATTCACCGGTACGGAAATCTTGTACCAATACAGTATCTCCGACATCTTCGATTCGTTCTAGTACTTGCTGGCGATTATATGCAGCACCGTCATAGCCAGCTTGGTTATTAAACTTGTCCATCTCAAAGTCATAGCACATAGCAGGGTATTGAATTAACCGCTGACGTGGGATAGATGGAAGAGTGTTAACTTGGTATCCGGTAAACTTAGGTCCCAAGGTAGAGTCAGTAGTATCTCTAGTAAATTCAAATAGGAATCCTAGATACTGTTGAGGTGTAGCAGGGTATGGAATACCGATCTGAGTCAGGCTTGATCCTTGAGGATATGAACCAATATTAGTTTCAGTGTTGTTAGCTTGTACGGAATAGATTGTTATACCACCATTAGTAGTATCAAAGCGTGGTGTTAAAGTCTTAAAGATCTTATTCTCTAAAGTGTTGTAACGGATAAAGCCAGTCTCTAAATAAGCGTTAGGCACTAATGTAGATTCTTCTTCAATATATACAGCGCCATCAGTTACTACATAATTAGTTACAAAGGTTAATCGGTTAGTGTTACCATTAAAAGCACAAGCGGTAGTTAAGCGACCTGTAACACCAGGTTTGTATAGATCCCAAGCGTAAGCAAAGATTAGGTTAGCGCCTACCTGTTGACCAAGATCTACTCTAGTTATACCAGGGTTACCATCAACACTAGTAGCACACCAAAGGTATCTATCTCTAAATGCTACATCGTAGACTGGTTGCTCTGATTCAAATAATAAAGGACCATAAGAAATAGAGCCATCTTGTGCTCCAGCAACAGTTGCTATTCGTAAACCTTCAGAGGTTCCAATAGCTACATAACCTAGGTAATAAGCAATTTTAAATACTCTCTCACCTACTGGTAATTCAGCAGCGGTGATAGCACTAGTTAAGGTAGGCATAACGCCAGAGGTATTTAAGGTAAACTTAAAAATATTAGATTGGATACCGCTATAGGCGGCTATATAAATTGCAGCACCTGATGAGGTAATTGAGGTATAAACTATATCTTGATCAGGATGAGTATATACGGCTGCTGGAATAAGGGCTGTTCCTGTTGCAGTACCAGTTCCTGATGAAACACCAACTGTTGTATTTGTAACAGTAAATTGGCTTGAACTTGCTGTGGCAATTATTAAGTTTGCTAAGTTTAAAGATGCACCAGATGTAATACCTAATCCAGTAACAGTTACTAACTGTCCAACTGTAAAGGTATTAGTTGCTGTATATGTGATTGTTGTTCCGTCACCAGTTGCTGCCGTAACAGAAGCAGTTTGTGCTGCTGGTGTTGTAGTAATTTCATAGACCTTATTATTGATACCAGCGACAATACGTTGTTTAGTAAATTCAATAACTGCATTAGTAATTGTAAGACCAACGCTAGTATAAAGAAGGGTACCTGGTGTACTTGTGTCAGCGGTTAATGGTTTACTATATAATCTTAACTCTCCAGTAGGGGAAGAGTTAGTTATCCAATAAGCAAAGACACCATCATCACAGACGGAGAATATACGGGCATCGGTAGGTGATACATTAGTTACAAAAGCTGTAGCGGTTCCATTAACTGCTATCTTACGGATAGTGTAATCATCGTGAAGTAAGACACCGTTGGTACTAGACCAGCGAATAGATCTAGTGTACTGGTATGGACGCAGGTTAGAAGCAAGAGTACCAGTGGTTGTATTACTGGAGGTCACATCTCTAAGTAAAGTTACTTGACCCTTAGTCCAGATATCGCAACCTTTAGAGTATTTGTATTGGAAACGAAGTGACTCATCTTGTGCTGGCTCAAAGAAGTTAATGCCTTGACCTAAATGAAATGTTGATTGAGAACGGATCCACCAACCGGTAAGAGTCTGCTCACCAGGTTCTCTGGTGGTATCTAATTGTTGCTTACGATACTGTGCAGTTACTCGACGGTATGGTGAGTCATCACTTGTTTCTAGGAAGAATGGTTGTCCGCCAATAGCAATATCGTAGGCAACGGTTGATCCGCTATATGATGAATTAACTGGAGGGTTCGAGAGGTTATACGGAATTGCCTCGGTAATATCATCGCCATAAGCCATTAGCTCTCCTTAAATTTGGACATAAAAATATGAGCCTTTTAGCCTCGGTGCTCAGGAGGAACTTAGAACTTTCTTTAAGCTCCTGTGATAGCTGCAATCTCTAGATCGGTTAGACCTAGTGCTTTTAACTTATCTTGTGCTGCTTGTTTGGCAGCAGATAATGCTGCTTTATCTGCATCCTCTTGAGCCTTCTGTACTGCATACTCTGCAGCCATAGCCTCACGCTCTGCAATTTCCTCTGCGGTTAGTTCAACCTCAGTAGTAATTCCAGTAGAGCAATCTACGATTAGTTTAGTTGGCATTGTTTTCCTTTCGTTATGCGTTAGATATTCCATATAGATAAGCGGTTGAGTATTGAACGAAATTACCGCCGCCTGCAGGTGTTAGTTTTATTGAAGTTATAGCGGCAGTATCACTCCACAAATTAGCGGTTAAAGCCATATTTGAAGCAGTT